AGACCCGGTTGTATATGCTCCCTCAACTAGCACATATACTTACTCTCAATCTTATGCTGAGATTATGTTATATAATCCTACTCCGGTTTTTGCAGCTGCTTGGGCAGCGGGTACTCCTCTTAACGTAACAACCATTACCCATAACTCTGCAGCACCCGGAGCTGCTGCGGTAGCTACGCCAAAACCGGCTATTCTTGGAGTGTTTCAGGGATGCTCTTATTACGCTCCCGACGGTACTTATATTCAGGAAGAATACTGGGTAGCAGGGACGCAAGTAAAAGCCGGAACTTATCCGACGGCAACAATCATTGATGATCCTTTTGTTATCTGGGATATACAGCTTAGTTGCTATACTGGTGCGTTGGCTGCGGCAGCTACTAACTTCGCTCTATTACCTTGCTTGCAAGTTCAAGATGGAACTTGGCCTGATACTGGAAATGCGACTAATGCTCCGACTATAGGAAACAGTGCCGTTATCGGTAGCGGTATTGAATTAATGACGGGGAGCGCTGTAGGTGCAACCAATAATAGTGCCTCATCAATGGCTACTATTACCTTAAACGGAGCTGTAGCAGGATATGCTAATAACCCTCTTATCGCTAATCAGGGAGCGGCTAACGGTAATCCATGGGGAGTATCTACTTTTTATGCCTGTCCGTCTTTAGCAGTTATTGCACGTAACGGTGCAGCTACTACTGCAGCTGATATAAGCGGGGCAAACGAATATAATAGGAATCCTTTTGTCGCTTTAAACGTCGCGGCTCCAAATGCCTATACCCAAAACACTTTTGCGAGTTCCACTTTAGGAACCGGGTTCGGTGCTACTCTTAAGGTACTTGGATTTACTCCTAATGCCAAGAATGTACCGGGTACTTACGGTCAACCGGGTAATAATAGAGCAGGAACTTATTATAATACTCCGTTCTTAAACGTACTTGTAACTATTAATAATCACGCAAAACTTCCAGGATTAATGCCTGTGACTGTTACTGCCTAAAATATAATGAGGTAATGTAAAATGGCTATTAATACTCAATCGATTTATAACCTACTCCGTCCGGGCTTGAAGGCTGTTATAGGTTTATATGAAGATTACCCTGATTTATGGAAGGAAATGTTTGAAACGTACCCTTCTGAGCGTGCCTTTGAATTTGAAGATGAAATCAGAGCTTTAGCTCCTGCGGTCGAAAAGCTTGAAGGATCATCCGTAGCTCAAGATACGATGACTGTTAAATACCAAACGATGTATAAGCATAAAACTTACGGTACTTCGTTTAGTATAACAGATGAGGCGATGAATGATAACCTGTATAAAAATCTTTTTCCAAAACAGGCTAAGGCACTTGCTCAAGCTCTGCGGGAGACAAAAAACCAGATTGCGGCAAATATTCTAAATCTCGGTAACGTTACTACCGTTGCCGACGGATATCCTTTGTTTTCTGCTCATCCGATAGACGGGGGTGCTACTTCCAGCAATACGACTAACGTTGCTTTAAGTGAAATCGGTATTCAAAATGCAATAACTGCGATTTCTCAGCTTAAGCAAATAAGCGGCACTTATGCCCAGGTTAAAGCGAAGAAATTGGTAACCGGCTCCAGCAATTGGATGGTAGCGGGTATTTTACTCGGTAGCCAGTTTAGAACCTCTGTCGGTAGTGCTAACAACAATGCTTATGCCGGTGTTAACGACGCTAACATGATTTATCATGATAATGTTTTTCCGCAAGGTTATATTATCAATCCTTTTATTACTTCTCCAACGGCTTCTTACATTATCACCGATGCCGAAAGAGGGATGATTCACTATGAACGTGAAAAAATCAAGGATTGGTCTTGGATGGATAATACTACCAGAAGCATATGGTTTGCTGCCCAAGAAAGATACTGTTTCGGCGTATCTAACTGGCGCGGTATTTTCCAAATCGGTCAATAGTTAATAAAAGGTAAGTTATGGCAGTTCATAGTAGACCCTTAGCTAATATTCTTCTTAAGAACGCTCCTAAAAAGAGCGTTAAGAAGGAGAACCTTAAGGAAGAAAAAAAATCTGATAATAAAAAGAAATAAATGAGTATATTTAGGCAAGCGGTAAATATTCCGACTGTTGCAAGTAGCGTTGCTAATATCGGTACATATAACGGGCTAATCCCGCCTACGCCGGGCAATTCAATTAACTTAACTTTAAATGGATCGCTCGTAGGTACTACCGGGCAAGTCTCGTTTATTAGTAACGGATATGCTTCGGGTTTAAGTTTTACTAGCGGTTTAAACGTAAGTACGTCTACTTTTACAATAGTCGGGACTTATAATGGATTGATTATCCAAGAAAGTTTAGCGGGGCCTAATAATAACACTGTTTATACTAATAATTTGTTTCACACTATTATTAGTATCAGTGCTACCGGGGGAGGCGTAGCAAATGCTTTTACCATAGGATCAAATTATAATATTGCCGTAGTACTACCTGACGGTAATAGCAAAGCCGGTCTTACTCATCCTAATTATACTTATAGTGTATTATTAAATTCCCTAACGGCAGGCGGACAGTGGGCAGCAGGGAATGCTATAATATACGGAGTTTCTAATAATGCTCCGCTGTCATTACAGGCAACAAGTCTTGCTTATGCAAATAGACCTAGTAATTATTTTTCATTACCGGTTACGGGTGCAGCGTTAGCGGCTATTACCCAAGCGCAATTAAATAACGGTATTATTGTCCAAACGACTTACCCTTATGCGGCCGTAATTGTTTATCTAGCAGCTGGGATAAATACTACTCCCGTTTATATTGAAATTTCGCAGAGTTAAAACGATAAGAGAAGGCAATTGGCCTAAAGGTAAATATAATGGCTAAAGTTTCGGGTACTTATAATTTCCAGTTACTGGCAAATGATGATTTGATTCTTGATTGTTTTGAGAGAATCGGTTTTGCCGGGGATCAATTAGTACCCGCTTACATGCTATCTGCACAAAGAAGTCTTAATTTTTTACTTTTAGATTGGATTAGTAAGAATATTAATTTATGGACGATGCATAAGTTATATTTACCGTTAAATACAGGGCAGGGCAGTTAAACGGAACGCCGCAATCAAATACGGCAGCTACCTATGATGCCGGCGGCGGCGGTAATCCTTTATATGCTTTTGACGGTAATCCTCTAACAGCTTGTACTCAAGATGTTGTTAACGGCAACATTTCTTATACATATGGAGAGGGCGTATCTCAAACAATAACTTTTATCGGTGTAACAAGTAATGTTACCGGAAGCTATAATCTAGTTGTTGAGTATTCAAATGATAATGTTAACTGGAATCTTTTAAATGTGGAGTGGTCTAATCCTTATGTTTATACATCAGGAGTAACTAGATGGGCAGATGTTATTACTCCGATAGCAGCTATGACCTACAGAATAAGGGAAACAGGAGGCGGGACATTAAATGTTACCGAGATTTACTTTGGTAATAATACGATTGATTTAAAAATGAGCCCTGTCAGTCGGGATACATATCTATCTTTTGCTCAGAAGTTTTTACAAGCAAGACCGACAACTTACTATTTTAATAAACATTTAATCCCTAGTTTAAATATCTGGCCGACGCCGACTAGCAATTATCAGGTTCTACAATATTCCTTCATCAGAACAATGTATGATGCCGGTACTTTTTTTAATACTACTTCAGTACCTGCAAAAATGTATCCTGCCTTAGCTGCCGGTCTTACCTGGATGCTGGCTGTAAAATACAAACCGGAGATGGCCGATAATCTGAAAGCTCAATATGAGGAAACCTTTGCCATTGCAACAGCAAAAGATAGTGAAAACGTTGATCTGACTCTAAATTACGATATAGGCGATTATTATGAGAATTGAGAGGCGGATATATCAGTGTGATCGCAGCGGAGAAATGCACGAGAAATTATATAAACAGATGGAATGGGCTGGAGATCAGAAAGTATGGAATGGGTTATGGGTGGCAAAAGAATATCTTGATAAACCGCAGGAGCAATTTAGAACTCCTATTGCAAAAGATGATCCAAAGCCTGTAGCGAATCCAAGGCCTTTTACTCCCGGAAAAATGATAAATGAGTAAATAGTAATAACCCGTTTTATGGATATAAATACAATCAGAGTATTATCGCTTGACGGAGGAGGTGTTAGAGGCGTTATTACTTCTACTTTACTTGATCTTTTCTGTAATCAAGCAGGTATTCCCGGGAATCAGATACATAAATATTTTGATATTATTGCCGGTACTTCTATAGGCGGGATTCAGGCCTTAGCATATGCTAAGGGACTAACTCCGTCTTATATTAAAAATATGTTAATTACCAATGCATCCAGTATTTTTAATTGCACTTATCCGATTCCCGGAGGAGGGCAGGCGGGTTATGGAACTTGGAGCGGTTATTTAAGCGGTATTTACGGTTCTTTATATTCACAACCGCCTCTAGCTAATTTGATTAATAGTAATTTTGGAACAGATACTATTAGCAGTTATCAAACAAATGTATTAGTGCCGGCTTTTCAACGTTCAAATGAGGCTGGGACTACCAATGTACCTGTTTATTTTTCAAATGTATCAAGTTCAATTGTTCCTTATTTATCAGGTCAAACTGAATTATCGGCGAATGTTGCCCTAGCAACTAGCGCTGCTCCCGTTTATTTTCCGCCTGCCGTATTTAATGGCGCTACTTATGTTGACGGAGGTATTTTTTTAAATAACGCATCGGCAATGGCTTTATCAGTACAAAGGGCAATAAGGCCGACCGTTAATCGTTTTTGCATTCTGTCTATCGGTACGGGACTAGGAAGTATCGGTTATATTCCCGGTGAACCCGCAATGGATGGATTACGACTTAGAGGAGCTATCGATAATCTTAACACTATAAAAATGGTAATGGATGTATCTATGGCAATTCCGCCGGAAGGAGTATCGCTAGAGCAGCAAATCATTGCTAATTATACCGTCGGTAATTCTTATTATTGCAGGATGCAGTACCCGATTGATTTAAGCAGGGAACCGGATAGCTCGTTAGATAATTCTGATCCGGCATTTATTCAATATATGCAGGATTCAGCTACTTCGTATTTTAATAACAATATAAGTAATATCAATAATTTTATAGGGCATTTATTGGTATGAAAAATAATGTTTTATATAATTTTATCTCACCTGTAACAGGACGCCTTCCTCTTACTAATGATTATATTTTAATAGGAGCGGTGGATAATTTTTCCGTCATGTCGCCTAAATTAATAGACATGCAGCTTGATATCATAAATATCAGGCATTACGTAGATAATATAGCATCATCCAGCTTTATTATCGGTTTTCCTAATAATGATTTACCTAAAGCCCAAGTTCTAAGTAATTTAGATAATGGTTTTTTGTTTAATACGGACGGTATAATTAGTACTCAAAACGATCCTCCTCTTCCGAGCCTAACTTATAAAAACATATGGATTGGAGATGAAAATAATAAGCCGGTAGCAAATCCTACTATCCTGCAAAGTAATCTCCCCCCTTTAAGCCAAAATAATATATGGATAGGTGATAGTAATAATTTAGCACAACCTAATCCGACCATTACCATTGATAATTTACCGAATTTAGGCACTACAAGTATTAATGTGCCTAATCCTCTTGATCCGACTAATCCGATTGTTATTTCAGGAGGTAAAATCTGGCACGGAACTGATA